CGCTACCGTCTGCCGTTGTAAGCTTGCAAATGAAATGCACAAAATTTTCAGAATGCTGCACAAGAGACACAATAGACGCGAAAAAACATAATAAGGGGGCAAAAGCGAAAACTTAAAGTGGTTTTGACGAGCATTCGACGCCCCTTCCACTATCGTTTCAGGCGCCCTTTCGGAGGGCGACAACGGCTCTCGCCCAGGCTTCCAGTTGAGCATCCAGACTCAACAGGTCTTGCGCGGAGGCAATGCCCGCCCCAATGATTTCCGCGAACGTCGCGGTGTACTCTTGGTGACTTTCGGGGATATGCGGAATCACTCCCGCATTGTTGGGCGTGGTGGCTTTGGCTCCGACGGCCTCAAAGATGGAGACCATAGCACGGTCGCGGTCTATCGTGACTCGTTCAATGTAGTGCTCCAAGGTCTTCGTTTCGGTAGTTGCATCGTATCCCATTGTGACCTCCTTACATTCCCTGGCCGCGTTGGTGGCAGGTCTTTCGGTCGGTGATATTGCCCGTGTACGTTCCGCTCACCGTCACATAAGCCCAGTTAGTATTGCCGTCCACGCAAGCCGCCGTGACCGTTACTGCATTTCCCTGATGCGGGTCCGCCGTTACCGGCAAAGGCACGCCGTAGCCTTGTTGGCACGCCGTCCAGTTTTGCGGAGTGCCAGTCGTGTACTGAGTATCACAATAGGTGGCCACAGCGCCAGCCGAAGCCGTCCCGCTCGCGCAGATACACGGGACCGGTGACACGAAGTTAGGCGGGGGCGTCGTTATTGTCACCGATGGCGTGGTTGATGAGTCATCCACAATGTAGCAATGCAGTCTCGCCCCGTCCGCCTTGTCTCCCTGCGCAGTGTAGGGGGAGGCCGTCCCGGCCAACGTCACCGTTCGGGTGGTCATTTGAGGCATATCAGAGCGGATGATGGTAAATGGCCCTGTGCCCGTTGTCCAGGTCAAAATGACATCCGAGCCGCTTTTGGTGACTTTCAGGTCCGTGACCTGCGCGGCCATTGGGAGCGCCACCAGAATCGCCAAAGCCAGAATCAAGCGTTTCATCTTCCCTCCTTTTACCATGACGCCACCGCCACACGTCTCCAGGTGTTGGCGGCTACGCAGATGTAGAAATAGTTGCTGTCATAGCTATACTGTCCAGGCGTTCCCGTTGACGTTGAAAGGGCGGGCGGAGTGCTCAGAAAATTGGGATACCGGAAAAGTTCTCTCCAAACGCTGCCGTCGAAGCGCAGAGCGAGCACGCCTCCGGCTACGCCAGTGTAAGGGCCAGCCAGCGCGAAGGCGCCATTGGGGATTGTTATATTGGAATCATTGAACATCAGGAAAACAGTCTTGCCCTCTGCCGGGCTGGGAGTGGATTTAAGTCCCGCGACCGTAACGGCAGATGATGCGTAGAGTTGAACAACGCTAGACAGAGACACGTCAGGGGACAGGTTCGTGGAATCAACAGTTTGCACCTGGCCAGTGGGCCAAATCGTGTCCCCTTGTAGGGAAATCGTGTAGGTAGCCGTTACTGGCCCATCAAGATAGGTTTGGCCGTATCCGGCATTGAAAATGGACAGCCCCGGAGCATTAGCAGGCAGCGAGGCCGCCATATTCGTCATGGCGGGAGTTTTTTCGAGTCCCACCACCGCGCCGAAGGCCGTTGCATAGACCCCTGGACACCAAGCGTTGATTGCCGCCGCTAGATTCTGCGCGGTAACTGCATTGCTTGTTGACGCCGCGAATTCCACACCTTCGGTGAGGACATAAAGCACTTTGTTGGGTAGCCGGTCGTTGAGAGTAATCTGCACCTGGCCGCCGTAAAGTTTTGTCCAGTCGGTGACGGTGAACGACGAAACGCCCGCGCCACCGGAGAGTACCAAAGACCCGCCAGTGGTGTTGACCGCCGCGCCCGGCCACGCGCTCTTCCCGCCGAGGACCGTGTACTCAGGAGTCATGTCGCTAGACGCCTGCCCGCCGATATAGCCGCCAGCGTTCCAGATTTGCAAGCCGTTCCAGGAATTCGGGTTGGCCAAATTAATCGCAAGGGTCGTGCCGGTCTGGACAAGAGTTGAGTCCGTGGGGCCGGTGATACCCCCTGGCGCAGGTGCGGCGGAAGTCCACTTTGCCCCGTCGCTCGTACAGACATTCCCGCTCGCACCGGGCGCAGGCAAACGTGGGTCCACTTCAGGGGCAAGAATATTCGGCGATATCGTTACCGCGACATTCTGCGCGCTCGAAACGGTCACGGTGATGGGCGTTACTGCATTGGGCGTCAAAGGCGCTACGGTGATTTTGTACACCGGGCTTGTCGCGACGGATACGTTCACCGGGCAAGTCTGGGCGAGAGTCCGAAGCGCGAGTAGAGCAAAGCAGAGAATGATTAGCCGTTTCATGTTCACCTCGTCACCCTAGGAACGACCGTGACATTCCCAGCCATGATTCGCAGAGCAGTGGCGGGGCTGGTAGTGGACATCCATAAATCCCACTGGCCGGTGAAAGGTGCGGGCAATGCAGCCGTCTGGTCACTGGTCAGACTCAACGTCACCACGCCATGTGTGCGGTCCGTCACCGTGCAGGTGAACGTCGCCGTCACTGTCGAAGACGAATAGGACGGCCGTACCTGCGCTGTGAACATGTAGGGCGTCAAGTCAATTGGCTGGTTGTTGGCGTCGGTGAACGTTAAACTTACGCTCCAAGTGCTGCCTTGCTCTATAGTGAGATTCACCGGCGCGGGAACGATTCCCACGTTGGGGACGTCAGCAAGCGCCAACAATGCCATGAATGCTAGGATGATCCCAAGAGACACTCGCCTCATTTTCCCTCCTTCTCGCGAACGTGGGCCACAACACGTCGCGCCATTTCGTCGTCTATGTCCTCAACCTCCGCCACGGGCACTCCGGTCAACAGCCTGTGGCGGTCAATCCCATGCCGCTCCAGCCATTCAAAGACGCCCTTTGCGCAGTAGCCTACCTCGCGGCAATCGCGCAGCGTCACGACCTCACACACGGGTCACCGTCCAATCAATGTCTTGCCAGTTATTCACAACGGGCGGCCCTGCCTTATAACCACGCAACACGAACCTCAACGCCTGGTTGAATGCGCCGCCGTTTTCGGACTTTTCGGTTGCCTCGCTGTAGGTGTAGGATGTCCCGGTCATGTTATCTTCGGTATGTTTGAGCGCCCACGTTCCACCGTTGCGGCCATAGATTTGGAGTCTGTATATCGTCCCCGTTTCCGGCCCGATGTTGCCAGCGCTTTCCTGTATCAGATAGGCCGTCTGAGCCGTGCGGTCACGATGCGCCCATGAAATCACCCCGCACTCGCCGCTAATAGTGGTGGGGTAGGCCAAGCCCTGAATCCTGAAACAGCCCGGAGGATATAGGCAATCAGCCCGGCCCGCCAGAGACGTGTTGTGGGCCGTGGCGTTAGAGATATCAAGCGTTCCCAGCGGAGTTCTGGGAAGCGATTTAACCGCTATCGCCTCGTTCACGTCATAGGTTTGGCCGGGCTTGCCGCAGGCGTAGGCGATAAACCAGCACTCTTCGCCCACGCTGTGTGTCTGAGGCACCGTGTCCAAGAGGCCGCGCCAGACGCCGCCCAGCGTGACGGTCCCGTCCGTATTCTGAGCCACCGTGTTGTAACAACAAAGCTCATTCCCCAGAGTGAAGAGGGTGGAACCCTGGTCCTGTTGTCCTGTGGGCGGCGGCGCGAGTCTCCCAAGGTCAATCCCGTTCGCCTGTAGGACTATGGTGGAATCGAGCGGCCCCACTGCCGCAGCCAGCACACCGCGAGGCGTGAACAGCCCAGCCCCTTGGTACTCGTAAGGGTTGCCACTTGGCGAAATCCAAAGCTGGTAGTCGTACGCACCGGCGGAAGGGCGCGCCACGCAAGCCAACGGGATGCAATCCGACGACGCGCCAAGCTGCATCCGCTGTAAGTAGTTGGCCTCTTCGATATGAACATAGGTCGGGTCCGTCGGCGGCGTTCGCGGGTCGGTCCACAATGAACCTGAATTGCTATACACCGAGGATGACAGCGTGAAAATGTCTTCGACCGCGTCAACCGTGATCGTGCCGCTTTCTAACGTGCCATAGCCGATTTTGGCGGCGCGCATGACCATCTGGCTGATACCTAGGCGAGACCACGAGAAATTGAACAGGTCCCCCGGTTTCATGGCGTACGCTTGGCGGTTGAGCCTCAGAGTCACTTTTGCCAGCGGGTATGAAAGCACGCGCATGTCCCGATAGGCCAGTTTCCCAGCGAGGTCAGCCGTCGGGCAACAGTCATATCGTTTGGTGACCGATATTGAATCCCCTTGCATGTCCCAATTGCCGAGGTCTGGCGCGTAAGCGGTCAGGTCCTTATCCTCGGATTGGTCGTGGTAGGTCACCCGCACTTCGTTGACCGTCTCATCCAATGCGGAACGGCCAAAGTTCACAAGCTCCACGATGTTAGATTCGTCATAGATTGGCAGATTCGCGGGGTCGTAGTCGTCCCTGATGAGACGCAGGCAAAGCTTTCCGGTGGAAAGGTCGGTGTATATCGTGCCGTCTATGGTACGGAGAATCTCTCCCGCTATGTCCAGCGCCTCCGAGGGATTGTCGAAGACCGCCGCAAGCCCAAAGCCCTCAGTGTAAAGGCGCTGTGCCGCATTCAGGAATGAGGTCGTGTCCACCAATGCCGCCGGGAACCCCGCCAGGACTTGATAATCGGTGAATAGCTCGTAAAGCATTTCAGCCGGGTTGGCGTTGCCGTTGATGTCATGATATCCGCTTCCCAATGCCTTTGGCAAATATTTGACCTTGAAGGAAAGCTGCTTGATGTACTGGCTATTCCCCATGTAAAACTGCTTAAACACAAGCGTCGTCACGCCTCTATAGGCTGGAACCTGCGAGCCGTGCAGTGAGGCGAGATATGGGTCCTGTTGCTGCGTGGGCTTCCCCGAATAGATATACACCTCGCCGCCAGGCCCCATTTGTTCAGTCCCGCCGCCACCAATGACAACGGTCCATGTCTGGAACGCGCCCAGCCCACCCTCGCCGTCGTCGCCACCGAAGAGATTCGGCTGGGATATGATAATCTTAGTATCCATCGCCGAGCCGGTCCACGCGACCTTGTCCTGTTCAGCCTTTATTTCCAAGAGCGCATCGGCCTTGTAACATAAGGCAATCTGCATCATCATAAAATAGCGGTAGCCGATAATCTGGTCCGTGTGGCTCTTCAATCCTGTCTTCACGCGCCGCGTGATAGGAACGATTTGGAGGTCGCCGTAGTCCACGACGTTGGGGCCGCTAATCCACGCCGTCCCCCATACAATGGGAACGGGCCGCGAGTCGGATGCAGTGGGGAATTGAAAGTCTGAAAGCCCAGCCGGTTTGGCGTTGTCCACCTGGGGCTTGGGCCTTAGCATCTCGCTCAGGATTAATGTCACCGCCCACCAGAAAACTTGCCACCACATCATAAGACTCCGTTGAACGGGTTTATCCCCGGCACGTAGGGGAACCCGCCATAGTTCAGATAATTGTTGAAACGACCGCAGCCTGTCGCTCCCAGCGTGTGGTCACAGCCTGCATACGCCGTCACCACCGCGCCCACGTTCAGCCCTTCAAAAGGCGTCAAGAGCGTCAACGTTTGACCTACATGGGCTATCACCATGCGGCGCTGATATCCCCATGATACAAGCCCAGCCTTGAACCAGCCATCGGCCTTGCTGGCGAATTCCGCCGCCGTTATCGTCTGGCCGGATATCCCCGTAACTGTCCCGACCGTGGCCCAATCGCCTCGCGTCAACCCACACTGTGGCGAGTAGAGCATGTGGTTGCACGAACGCTGGTAGTGATAGCGCAACACCTGCCTTTTCAGTAAGCAATAAACCGGCTCGCACTGAAGCTCCGCCTTGCCATCCTGGTTCCATACGCAGCCTCTCACGCGACCGGTCCAGAATGGAAGCACCTCCGCCACCGCTCGGTGGAACCTGTAGATGACAAGCGCCACGGACCCCGCAGGCGCGCCCTGTTGGAAAAGCAGCGCCACAGGGTCGTCGGGAGGGAGCGTGACTTTCAATTCCTGGGTCTGAACTTCCTTGTCCTGGGTAGGCTCACTCCGCACAATCGGCACTGGTTCGTAGGTCTGGGAATTATACGCCTGGGCGGTATCGGCGCTGGTATAGCACCAGCTCTGCCCTTGGAGAGCGAACCGGTAGAGTTCAACCGGCGCGCCGCCCGCTACCGATGTTTCACTCGCCGCGTATGTCATGCTGTCACCGCCATGGTTTGCACCGTGACTCTTACCACTTGGTCAGTGAGCCACGCGAACTCTACCTGGTCTTGGTCAAGACGCCGTAGGTCCAAGAACGAGATGATGAGAACGTCCGACGGCGAAAGCGCCCTGCCAAGAGCCGAATCAAGCGTCAAGGTTTCGGTGCCATTGCCTCGGCTGCTCGCCGTGATTCGGCGTAGGAAATACGTCCCGTCATTCAAGCGGATGTAGAGGTCACGCCTCATGGGATGCTGTTGAACGTAGAGGCTGTATCCAACATCGTTGACTACGATGTTCGTATCGGTTGCGCCCAACGCAGCCGCGAGAGTGAAGTCTCTTTGCCAAGTAGGGAACCAGACCGGATTTAACCGGCCTTTCATCATGGATAAAAGTCCCCGCAATGATGCGATGTCAGTCCAGCCCTGTAGGAGCCACGTAAAGTCCCACTGGTCTTGCGGATACGTCCCCTTGGGATAGACCGCCCGAATCCCAGGCGCGCTGTCAATCAGATACCACGCTCGCGTGAACGAACGGCTGCTTGGCCGAGAACGTTCCGGCGGGACCAGATAAATCGGGAACCCTTGATACGTTGAGAGGGAGATTGAACCCAGATCACCCTCATTGACGCCAGGGTCCTCATCCCAATCCACCACGGCTTCCATGATGTTGGCAGTGGCGCGTTGCATGGCTAACGCTTGCAAGAGCCTCGCCGAGCGCATAGGGATTAAACGGGTCCCCTTCGGCCAAGCGTTCTGAGTCGGGGCCACGGTGGTTATCTGGTTCGCGCTAACACTCGCCACCTGCACGGCCTCATAGTTAGTCTCACTGGCCCACAAGAGCGCTGGCGCACCGGCCACGAATGACTTATTCGCGGTCGTGCATGGAATCGTGGAAGCCCCAGCCGCCAGGTCAGCCGCCAGCGGCTGCCAGTCTCTCCAAATGGGGACCGTGTATGGGAGCGCCTGCCACGCGAATCCGCGAGTCTCAAACGCGGATGCAATGTCATTCTGTAGGAGCAACCTGTACTCCCACGAGCGACGCGGATAGGCTCTGTGAGAGACCCGTTGCTCGGCCCCGTTTTCTGCCACCATGATGTCCGTCATCCACTGGAGCCTCTCCAAGAGCGGCGAGGCCCAATTGTGACGGTACGGCATGACCATGACGCGCTCGCCGGTGACGCGCAACGGGGCGACGTAACCTTCGATGAAGGTCCAATCCGCCTCGGCGATGATACTAGCTGGACCGGCTAGCGTTTCGGTGAGAACGTAATGCCATTCAGCGTTCACTGGCATATCGCAGGGCGGCGAAGGCTGCCCAGTTGTGGCGAGAGAGAGCCCGCCGAACCCAGATTCGGTGATCCCGGCTAGACTGAGCCTGACGCCCGTGGCGTTCCAAACATAGACATCATCCGTGCGGGTCCCCATCAGTTGACCAACATTCACCGTTTGAGGCCGGACGTGAACGCCTTGGCGGTACCATTCCGTAAGACCCGGCGTCTGCGTTCCACTGTCGGACGCTTGTGGGTACACGGTTATTGGGCCGTGCTTCGTAAGCGCGCCCTTGGTGATTTCTGGAAGTGTTACACCCTGCCCAAACAATGGCGGCGTTTGCGTCGGCGGGAAAAGTGAGACACTGAGAAACGCCGCGCCCAGCGCTACGCCAAGGTCGGGGGTGTATGTCCCCTGATAGGCAGCCATTGTTACGCCTTCCTAATGGCGTATCCGTAGTAAGCGCTTTCGGTACTTCCCTTTTGCAGCATTGGGAACACCTTCCAGGTGATTGCGCCAACAACGAGGTCCGAGGATGGGTCCATGTCGGCGATATTGATAGCACCGAGATTCGGGATGGTCCCGATTAAGCTCCACAGTGAATACGCCGGACGATACGCCCACAACCAGGTCGGAACGACAAGATGCGCAGCGTTGAAACTGTTCGGGGTGATTTGATAAAAATGCTGGCTCCATCCGCCGTAACTGTTTGAGCCGACCACACGCGGATTCAGCGAGGCGTTAGAACTAATCGGCTGCCAGCCGGTGTATGTATCCACATCCAAAAGAATGGCACCCTGGTAGATGCCGTTGCCAGTATAGCCGCTAAGCTGCCCTTGCGCCCCGGCCATTGGCGAATGGTTGTTGCTTGTTACATCGCCACCCGCATAATGGAAGTCGGCCACGATGAAGGCACCGCTGCCATTGACGACGCCTTGCAACGCAGCCGCGCCGAAACCAAAATGCCTGAACACTCCAGCCGTGACTTCTATGGTGCAAAAGAACGTCTGGGCTACATTGTCAAGGAAGAAATGATATGCAACGTGAGGGCCACCGCAGTCTCTTACGATGGGACATCCCACGCTCGCGCTTGAACCCGGTTGAGCGTTCCATGCTGAACCGGATGCATATCCTGTAGCACCGCAAACGTAGATGTGCTTCGCGGTATGCTGCGTAAAATCGCTGTCGGCGGGATTCAGATTGGTGCTTTTGAGCACGAAATAAAGGGAACCATGGTGGACATGCAACCGATAGCCATCGGTCCCATCCGCGCCGTAGTAGTCAACCGTCCAGCCGTTGTTCGCCAAGAAGATGTTTGCCTTGGCGAGGACATCGTGCTGGTCCATTGTTTGCCCGGTCTCATAGATTATCATGGTCAGCCCTGCTTCATCGCCCAATAATCACGGGCGCTAGTCCTGAATGTGTTCTGAAAAATCCAATAGCTGTCACCGCCAACGGTAATCGTGTTCTCAGACGACTGCCCGAAGCCGGGAATCCAATAAGCCGTTCGCAGCGCGCCATAGACGTTCTTGTTCGTCTGGTCGGTTAGAAGCAGCCTCATAAGCGGTACTGAGCCATCGAGAGATTCACGGTCTGTACCGAGGTCGGGAATCAGGTTGCTGATTCGGCCATAGGGCCAGACGTTGAATTGCGATCTGGCGGAATTGTCGATCCAATTGTAGAACGGCTGCCAGTTACCATTTGGGAGCCGCAGGAGGAACGAGTAAAAGTAGGACCCACTATTGCGCGGGTCGTTGAAACCGCCCACGTCATAGTACTGCGAACTCCAGCGCGGAGGAGAGTCGGCTCCCCCGGCGGAACCAGCGACAACGAGCGGATACGGATACTGCCCCGGCGTTCCCATGGCATCGCAGAACCCCAGATACATGGAGATGTACACGGTGGAAACCTTTGCCACCATGACAATATGAGACCCGTCGCAGGTCAACCAGTATGGTATCGCGGCGTTCCACAGGTACACCTTCGGGTTGGAGACCGTGGCCGTCGGAATCGCGCCCGGCTGCGCGTCAAACAGCGATCCGCTTTGGAATCCGGTATAACCTTGCAGCTTCCAGTTGTAGTAATCCGACGCGACGTTGTAGTAGGTGCGAATGCCAACGAGTATCTGCTGGAGCCCGTCGTCACCGGGGCCTTGCAAAACAAGCTCGTATGTATCCCCGGTGGTCCATCGCTTTTCGAGCCATGCCTTCCCCAGCGCGCTCATCTGGCCCTGCGTCACCGCAACGGTGAAGACATCATTGAGCGCGAAGTCCACCGAGCCATCATTTATGGTGAACGCAATCAGCCCGTTGTCGTAGGGCGTTCCAACGGTAGCATCCGCTTTCGCCCCGGAGACGGAGCCGACGACCGAGAAAACGCCACCATTGGCAGCCGTTTGCTTGCAGGTCACAGTCCATGTTTCCGTCACGGTAGCAGGGTGACAGTCCACGCCTATCATCGTGCCGTTCCCAGTACCGCTGTAACTGGGAGTCCCCGCGACACCGTAGCCCGCCACGAATCGGCGCAGCCTGTCTAGGAGGTCTTTATAATCAGACGCTGTGCCATTAGTGTGTGGCATCTAAGCCCTCGCCAGAATCTGCTTAATGGTCCCCGCATTTCGATTGATATGGTTGACGACAACCTTTTCGCCCGCGCTGGATTGCAGATAGTCATGCACCAGATTGGGGTCCAGAATATTCAGCACTCGCACCGAACCGCTCCCGCCACCGTTTAAGGCGTTCCTGGGGTCGTTCCTTGATAGCACCTCTTCGCCGCGTTGCAGAATCGCGGGCACCTCGTCGCTTTGCAATCCCAACAATGCCCCAGCGTGCAATCGCGGTGCGCCTATCATTGCCAGCATCGTCGCTGGGCCTGTGCCCGAAAGAGATTCCGCCATGCCGCCGGTGTGCCCGTATGCGGGAACGCCATCGCTCCCGCCCATGTGGCCGCCAAATAACCCTATGAGCGAACCCCAGAACCCACCGCCGCCGCCGCCCATCAGGGCTTGCATGATGTTGGCGGCCAGCGCCTCGGAGAGCATCCGGCGAATCATATCAATGAAACCGGCCAGCATACCCTTGAGCCCTTTGGCGAACGGGTCGAAAAGAAACTCGGCCAAGCTATGCTGTATTTCCTCGCCCGCCTTTTTCCATGCCGCCGCCGCGAGCTTGGATGTCTCATCATTCTTCTTGCGAAGCTCGTCCATCTTTTTGTTATAGTCCGCGTACAACGCGGTTTCGGCCTCGGTAAACTGCGCCTGGCTGATTGCTCCTTCTTTCAATGCTTTGTTGAGGCGTTCCAGATCAGCTTGCAGCTTCGCCATGGGGTCATTAGCCTGTATCAGTGACTGTACCCACTTTCCATCCGCTTCTGCCGCCTTTTTCGCCGCCTCGCCCTCTTGGAACAGGCGCTCCGTAAGTTTCTTCAGGTAGGCATCCTCTTCGGTGCGGTCCCCGAACCCAGGGCGATAAGGGAGCTTGATTTCACCCTTGTCGTTGAACCCCATGTCACGCAGCGCGGCTTTGACATTGGAAGCATACTGCTTCGCGCTCTCGGTGGCAGCCTTTGCTGCTCTGTCAGTTTCGGCGATTAGTTTTTGCATCGCCGCCGCATACTCGTTTGAGCCTTCACCGAACGTAACTCTCGCAATCGCGACTTCGCGCTTGAAAATCTCTATGCGCTTGGCCGAAGACTTGTCGGCAAGCTCCAGTTCACGCTTGTCTGCCTCTTCCACCGCACGCCAGTATTCAGCGTTACCGGCTCCGGGACCTGTTGCAGTGGACGTTCCTGGCTTTTGCGCCGCCGCGACGCCAATATCAACGTCCAGCTTCTTCATCCTGGCGTCCATGTCGCGCAGCCAGGCTTCAAACTCATCCACTGCCTCTTGGCGCTTCTCCCGGAACGTCGCGATAGCCGCTGGGATGCCGCTTGTTATCGCGGATGCTACAAAGCCCAACGCAATCCCTAGCGTTTGGCCCATCATCTTGGCGACTTGTATCACTGTGCTAATGCCAACCACGACCATTTCCAGGAAGCCAATCAGCCCCTGTAAGATGGGGATGCCCGCGCTAATCCCGCCCAGCATCTCGCCCATCTGGGCCTTCGCGTCCTTCCAGCCAGCGGCGAGCTTGTCTAATTCAGTCTGCGTGTCGCTGATGGTCTTCCCTGCCTCGGCGAAAGCAGGGATAAGACGAGTGCGAAGGATGGTTGCAAAATCCTCTCCAGCTGCCTTCCCCTCGCGGAGAGCGTTGGATAGCGGGTCCACACCACGCATGACTACGCCAGTTTCAAGGTAGCGTGTCAGGACGGTCGAGGCGTCAGTGAGGGACATCATCCCCTCTTTTGCAGCCCCTGCGGCCACTTCCATCAGTTGTTGCGCTTCCGCCACGTCCTTCGTGACCGCAATCATACGCTGGTAGGCAGGCACTATTTCATCGTTGGCCACGCTATACGTTTGCCGAAGCCATGTCACCCAGCGTTCGCCTTGTTCAACATCGGCCTGGGTAGCGCCTGTGAACATTTTCTCGGCCAGCGCCAGAGAATTGAACATGTGCTCGTTCTTGGCGCCCTCAAGTTCCATTTCCTTGAACAGCCTGGCTGTTTCTCTAACCCCCAGAATGATTCCAAGTGACGCCGCCAGTCCGAGGAGCGTTTCTTTAAGGTGCCCCAACCTGCCAGCGGATTCTTGAGCGGCTTCGCCCGTCCCGTGTATGGCCTCCGCTGCTTTCCTTGCTCTCGGTTCAAGGGTTTGATAGTATTTGTCCAAATCGTCAACGCGCCTGGCATACTCGGCCTGGGTCATCGCGCCGTCTTTATAGGCGGCGTTGAGCGTCCCAAGGTCCTTGGCGAATGCATTTACAAGAGCCTGGAGCGGGTCCAGTTTGTCCATGAGGCGCTGGAACTCTTTCCCCGCCTCCGCCGTCTTCCCGGCGAGCGGGTCCATCTGGTTGAGCATCCCCTCAAGGCCCGGCGAGGCTTTGCCACGCGCAGCTTCGCCGAGGTTTGTCACCTGCTGGGCCGCTTTGCCTAGTTCCTCGAACCCCTTGAGGACGGCCTCAATTCGGAGCTTGAGTTCCATATCATCGGCCATGACGCCTCAACCTTTCAATCTCTTTCTCAATGCCGCCTATGACGCTTTGAATGTCCTCGGCCCATACTGCCCGGACTTCTATCATCCGCCGCACGTGATCTTCCAGTTCAAGCGCCAGCGCCTCGTCATAAAATATCCCGGCTTGCTCTAGCGTATATCCGTAAATGTCGGTGAGGCGGTGTCCGCTTCGGATGAGGCGGGCGATGATTGCAGGCCACCCCACAAGGCGGCCAGCCGCCGCAAGCCCGGCATGAGAGCGTTTGCCGCCGGCAGCAAACGCTCGACGAAAAAACTGGCGTTCTCCTCTATCACCGCGCCGTAGAGCTTCATCCCCTCGTCAAGCGGCAGATTCCCAATCCATTCCTGGCTTTGCCCCGTCACCAGTGACGTGAAGGCCATGAGAGGCACAGCCGCGTGGCGTATCAGAAATGGCAGTAGCGGCCTGTCTTTTCCGAGCGGGGGGACGCTCTTCATCCCTTCGAGGATATCCAAGAGCGCGGAAACCTGAACAACGGTGAGGGGGTGGACTGTTACATCCACCCCAGCCACCGTGACGTGCTTGGGTTCGCGAGGAAGCACCGCGTTGAGTTGTTCGCGTTCGTCAGGCATTAGAAGAACACCCTACCGAACTGGCCAAGAACGGAATCCGAGGGCTTGGTTGAATCCAAGAGGCAGGCCCCGTCAATGTCCAGGTTCTGAAACTTGTCCCCAATCAGTTCCAGCGTCTTCAGCGGGTTGCCCTTGAAAATGTAAATCTCCACGCCGAAGGGGCTTCCGTCCTGAAGGTTGACGCCCTCGTATCTGAGGTAGCGCGCCGGGGCGAGAGCGTTGAACACCGCCACGCGGGTGTAGGCCGCGTAGCTGTAGGCCGCCTTGAATGGCTGCGTGAACGGGCCACCCGTGGTGATGTCCAGAATGTTGATGGAGCCCTGGTCCGCGTTCACGGAGTAGTTCGTTCCAGCCACAAGTGTTTTGGGGCTGGCGCTTGAATCCGTTATGACCACGGACGAAACCTTCGGGTTCGCCAGCGCAAGCAGGCTGCCCACGACAGCACCGGAAGGCAGAACCTCCGCCGTCACCGTTCCACCCTGCACGGACGCATTGGTTCCCCAGAGTCCCAGGGCCAAATTGTCGGCCTTGACCTCTTCCAGAGTCATCGCCGCATCGAGGTCGTTCTGGGTCACGATTCTGCCGTTGCGGGTGTTCAAGCCCGTGTAGTTCTCGCGATGGTCAATGGTCGTGGCCTTCGGGGTCAGCGTGAATTTGGACACGTCACCTAACCATTGGAGCACGGGAGCGCCTCCCCCCGACTGAGCGACGCCCGCGTATAGTTTGCCTTTACCACAATAAAGCTTATCCATCGGTTACTCCTTCCGCCCCGTGGGCGGTCTCTTTTCGTCCTTGTCTTCAATAGCCTTCAGGCGCGTGATCACGCCCTGAGCCTTCAGCCAGTCCGCCGTCTGGGCGTCAACGTCAATCACGTCGCCAGGAACGAAGTCTTTCCCGGCGTGCGTGTGATTCTTTGCGAGAGTGACTTTCATGGCGTGAATACCTCCGCTTCAAAAAGCAAGGGGAAGAACATGCACCCGTCAACCAACGCCGGTTTTGGACCGGGAAGCACGCGCTTGAAATAACGCCACCGTGGACCAGGCTCCCAGCCCATTAGAGCGGCCAGCACGGACTGAATCATCGGTCCCGCCTCGGTTCTTGCAGCCTTTTGCGTGCGCTGCGTCCTGACATTCCGAACCCCGATTCCCACTTCCCATCTTTGGGCGATAACCATGCCTGACCCCCTGGCATTCGACCCGCCGCTGCCTGTCCCTACGTCCCCAGCGTAGAGCACGTAGATAGCAGGCATGAGTTGAGTCATCTCCTTGACCGAGTCCAGGTCGGGCGCCGACAGAATGCGGGTTGTTATGCCGGAGGCTACCAACTGGTCCGTGATGAGGTCTTCGAGTTCGAGATAGTTCCACGGGTCACTCATGGCCAGTAGTCCTGCAAGGTGTCAGCGGTAAATACTCTGTCCGGGCCATCGGCTTCAGGTTCGCCCAATGAATCAGGGGCAGTAGGCAGCCCCAAGCTGACCATTCCCGCCGCAATTGATTTGAGCAGCGCCCTCGCGTCCGTCGCGCGGTTGCGAACCTCTTCGGGAGCTTTCACGTCATAGAGAAAGTATCGCGCCAGGTCACATGCGCAGCGCGTCAACACGGGCGGAATCGAAGGCAGAGGCAATGGATACCTCGCCCCCACCGACGCCTCCACTTCCTGGTTCGCATCCGAGAGGGCGCCCGCCAGAACCGTTTCGTCTATCACCTCGGCGGGAGGAGTGGAGCGGTCGGTGAGTTGGATTAGCTCCGCCTCACCGAAGCGGTCAATCATGTCCTGTTGGACTGCATAGTCCATCTACTTTTTCTCCGCGTCGTCTTTCTTGGGCTTGTTGGCGATAGCGCCGCAGGCCAGCAGTTCTTTCGCGTCCTTGGGCGCGAGATCCACGTCTTCGCCGGCCTCGATGCGCTGGCCGTCTTTCATGAGTGGCGTCTGCACGATGTACTTCATGACTATCTCCTTTTGTGGCCGCCGGAGGCCGGTCAATGGCCTCCGGCGGGGCGTTGGACAATCTCGGTTACGCCGGTGTCTGAATGAGATACCCGGCGAGCATCCCGGTCAGCACCGGCACGCGCTGGTAGGTTGCGGGGTAAATCCACGACTTCTGGTTCCGGTCCTGGTAGGGGACCTCCGCGAGAGGGTGGCCTTCCATGGTGTAGGTGTAGCCGAACGAGGGCTCTTCGAGGCCGCTGGCCGCCTGCGGGACATAAGCCAGGATGGCGTTGTTGCCCCACACGTCCGAGAACGCGCCGGTGTCGGGGTCCGCGGTGATTGCCTTGCCGACATAGACGGCATCGCACTCCAAGAGGCCCTTGGCCTGGTCGAGCGTGATCGTGTTGGGATTCGTGTACTGGAACTGCGCCCGGACCTTGGCGTTGGTCCTGAAAGCGTTCCACGCCTGCGCGCTGAACAGGACAACGTTAGTGTATTGACCGATGGACGCTCGCACCGCTTCACGGTAAGCGGCGATTTGCGCAATCGGGTCACCAGTAGAAGACCACTTGTCCGTACCGGTCAACGCCGTCTTGTGGTTGGTGTCGTAGTTGTTCGGGTTGAGCGCGAGCGCCGCCTGTTCAATTTCCAGGGACAGGGCGACATTCTTCATGCCGATGTTGATGGCGCGAGTGGCGAGGTTGATTCCCGGAATCTGGGAAGCGTCCTGCTGCCACTCGAACGGAACCTTGAACTCAATGGCGTCCTCTTCGAGGGCGAACGGCTCACCCAGATACCCGAAGTCCACTCGCTTGGTAGCCGCGCCGGGGGAGCGCTTGAGGCTGTAGGCCACGAAGCTCTCTTTGCCGAACCTTACCACCTGCCCGCCGCTCGTGGTGACAGGCACACGGGGGAAAAGACCCATCCCGACGTAATCGGGATGTTTGTAACCCTGAACCACCTGCGAGATTATCGGGCTGTATAAAAGCCCTTGGGACAACGTCATAGCCATGGCTTATCTCCTTTTTAGTTTCCAGCACTCAGGATTTCGATAACCTGCCCGGCCGCCGTTGCAGCCGCAAGAGCCCGCCCGCAGATTATCCCGGTCGTATGCGTTACAACACGCCCGCTGGCGTCAACGTCAAGCGCA